AAAGACTTTTACGAGGAGAGATACAGCGACTCGGCCATGCATTATGATTATGGCACAAGCTATGGCAGTCAGCACTACGAGGGATTGATTCGGGTAGTTACTACCTACCGCAAGGAGTTGGACGAGGATGATGTCCCTGTTGTTACCAAGACCTGCTGGACGGATGAAATGGATGAAGCAGGATTCCATGAGCCGGTTGGGTATGATGAGGGCAGATATCCATTCGTATGTATCACGAGAGAGCATTTAAACCATCGTTTACTGGACTCTCGCGGATACCCTGAGTTGCTGAAGAGTTATGAGTTGGCGGTTAAGACAGAAGTCGATAGTCGCCGTGACCGAGCATCGATGAGCACCATGCCACCGGTGGAATATCAGATCGGCAGACGGCCCGAGCGTTTGGGACCAGGAGCACAGATTCCTGTCCGCCGTAGGGGAGAAGTGGGATTCATGGAAATCCCCCGTTATTCGCAAGCAAGCATGGAAGTGGAGATGCAAATCCGCCAGCTATGTAATCGCATCACAGGACGGGCGACTGGACCTGACGATGCGGTGGAGGCCAATGTGATAAAACAGCATTTGGTCAACTGCTGGCTCAGTGGATGGAAGGAAGTTTTGAAGCGGGTATGGTGCTTGGATCGGACTTACAGCGGACCGATGATTTGGTTTCGGGTTACGAATAACGAGCAGGGAGCACAGTTAATTTTGGACGAAACTGCTGAGTTGTATGATTTTAACATTAGTTGGAACTCGATGAACCAGGACGAGTCGAAGGTGATCGAAAAGCTTGATACGGTTGGTAAGTTAATGGCTCAGTATGATCGCCAGGGAACTGCTCGTTACGATGTTTATCTTCGCAAGGTATTGGAAGCGATTGATCCTAACCTAGCATCGCAATTAATCATGCCAGCACAGGAGGCAACTGATAAAGAAATCAAAGAAACATCCGCCGATCTCGCCAAAATCTATTCAGGCCAAGTTGTCAACGCCCCACAGGGAGCAAACTCGCAACTGCGGATGCAAGTCCTCCAGCAATATCTTACCGGCACAGAAGAGATTCCGGCCGAAGATATCCAAAGACGAATGCAGGAAGACGAAAACTTTGCAAAACGACTTCAGATTTACGCAGGACAACTCGAGCAACAGCAAGCTCAACAAAGAAACGCTTTAATTGGCCAACTGGGGACAGCCCCCGGCAATGTACCTGGTACATCGATGGCCGCTTAATCGAAAGGAATAATATCATGGCACCTTATGGGAAAGGAACTTACGGATCGAAGGTCGGACGGCCTTCCAACAAAGCTAAAGCAATGGGACGGAAGAAAATGAGTCCGACTGTTAAGAAATTGCTCAAGAAGAAAAAGAAAAAGTGAGTAAAACTTATCGAGGCATTTCGTTTGACGGCTATAATAAGCCCAAGCGAACACCTAATCATCCGAAAAAATCTCATGTCGTTTTAATAAAAGACGGAGGCAAGGATCGGATGATTAGATTCGGACAACAGGGTGCAAAGACTGCCGGTAAACCAAAAACAGGTGAGAGTCAGGCGATGAAGAAAAAGCGAGCATCGTTCAAATCTCGTCATGGTAAGAATATAGCCAAAGGTAAAACTTCGGCGGCCTACTGGGCAAACAAGGTGAAGTGGTAAGATGCCAAAGGACGCTTGCTATAAGAAGGTAAAGGCTCGGGTAAAGGTATTCCCGAGTGCTCGGGCATCCCAACAGATTGCCAAGTGCCGGAAGTCCAAAGGACAGGTTCGCAAGACCGCCAAGGGTACATCGTTAAAAAGATGGGGTGCTGAGAAGTGGCAGGATACACGGACCGGCAAACCATGCGGTCAGGGCAAGTCTAATGAATACTGCCGGCCAACCAAAAGAGTTTCGAGTAAAACACCCAAGACCAAATCGGAGATGAGTAAAAGCCAACTGAAACGGAAAAAGGCTGAGAAATCGAAGGTAGGAATGGGAAGAAGAGTAAAACCCGTAAGAAGGAAAAAATGACACTAGGAGATGCAGTAGCCGGACTCGGAGAACAAACCGAGTGGGTAGTGATTAAGGACTTTATTAAAGAACAGAGGGATATGTGCCTGGTCGATTTTCAGGACTATACTCATGTGGACAATCCGCAGAAGCTTGCCCGTTTATCGGGAGAGATTGCAGGACTGACTAGAATATTGGAGGCGTTTGATAATGCCGAAACTGACACCCCATCAGCAGTTTAAAAACGCCCACAGGGCATTGATCAATCGTTGGATCGAAGAGTCTGACATTGAGGATACGGAGATCGCCAAAATAGCGATGGAGGATCTCGAGGAGTGGCTGGATGAGGATGTTGTCGATTTCGAGTGTGATATGGTGCTCGAGGATGATGACGATGATGAAGAGGAAGGGTAGCCTCTACGAGCAGAAGTTCTTTTCGGAAGCCCTCGAGCATGGGCTGGAAGTCTTTGTCCCTCTTGGCGATTATTTGCCACAGGACTGCCTGGTGATGAATACGGCGGGCAAGATATTCAAGATTCAGATAAAAGGAACTGAGAGTAAGTCGAAGGATAAGGAACGGGGTGGATTGGGTCGGTACATGGTAACGACCTCTAGCGGATCGACCGGCAAAGAGTCGATAGACTGCACAAAAGTAGACATATTGGTGGCATATGTCGAAGATGAAAACATTTTTTATAACATCCCATGCATGGAATTAGACGGGGCAAAAAGGATCGGATTATACCCTCATAACCCTGATTCTAAAGCCAAGCATGAGAAATTTAAGGACAACTGGAAAATTTTTCGGGCTACCTGACAAAACTGCTTTTTAAACTGCTATAATTGTCACTGGCGGGGCATATCTGCTCCGCAGATACAAGCAAGAGAGTGCGAACTCTACTAACAAACGCAGAAATCATGGCAGAAACAGTTATAAGCGAGGCTCCGGCTGAACAATCGGGAGCAGAAAACAATCAAGTACGAGGCCCACTATCGGTGGAAGATTTGGCGGCAAGTTTTGTCGAACAGGTCGAAACGGATCAGGAGGCTCAACAGGCGGATGAGGCTAAAGCGGAAGTCACCGAGACTCCCGAAGAAGCAGAAGCATCTGCCGACCAGGATGAAGATGTTCTTTCACAGTCTGTAACCGAGTCTGACGAAGAGGAGGATGAGGGAGAGGATACCGAAGAGGAAGAGGTTGAAGAAGAGGCGGAAGTCACTTCGAAAGGGATGAAGAAGACATTGAAACAAATCAATCGTCTGACTGCCCGAGCGAAAAGTGCGGAAGAAACCGTCGAGGCCTTGAAAGCTGAGATTAATAATCTAAAGACAAATCAATCAGGTGGTAGCCAACAGTCTGCTCAACCCGAGCTAGAAAATATTCAGTCTTTTGAAGACTTGGAAAATTTGAAACGGGAAGCACAGGCGGCCAAGAAATTTGCACTTCAACACATAGGCAAGGATTTCGTAGAGGTCGATGGCAAGGAATATAGCGATGATGATATTCGCAATATCCTGACCCAGGCTGACGAATACCTTACTGAAAAGATTCCTCAACGGAGTGAGTATCTAAGGGAAAAAAGCGAGTGGAGTAGAGATACAATCAACACCCATCCGTGGATGGATTCATCGCAAGATGATGACATATCCGAATCCCGAAGAGAAACCTATAAACAGCTACGAGGCCAATACGGCAATGTACTGGATAACCTCCCTAATGGTGACTTTATCGCCGCCACTCTTGTCAGAGGCATAGAAGCATTGAAAAGCGAGCAAACCGCAAAGGCTCCAAAGAAGGTAGTCAAAAAGCGTAAGGCTCCACCTCCAACTGATGGAGGAGATGCATCCCCGCCAATCGAAAACTCAGCCACTCGGAAGCAGAAAGAAAAAGCAAAAATCCTGGATCGGAAAGGACCACTCTCGGCTAACGATCTTGCCGCATTTCTAGCGGACTAAAATTTAAAATCTTAAAATAAGGAAATACTTAAAATGGCTATTGCTACTTCATACAATGTAACAAGTGCTAAGGGTGCTCGCGAAAATTTAGAATCACTTCTGAAAACCGTAGAGCCTACTGAAACACCTCTGTATTCTACTCTCTCACAATCCGAAGCTCCAAAGGCAACTCTTAACGAGTGGTTGGTTGACTCCCTCTCAGACCCCGAGATCGGCGGAACAATTGACGGCGTTGATCTTACGATCTCCGATGCCGCTAACTTGATCGACTCTCGTGCAAGACTTGGTAACCGAGTCCAAACCATCAGAGACATATTCTCCGTCTCGCGTCAGGCTGAGATGATTGATGTCGCTCCTGGTGGACAAGGTGGATTATTCAACGCTTCCAAAGCAAAAAGCTTAATTCAGCTTAAACGCTCAATTGAAACAGCTATCGCTTCAGGAAACGATCAAGCCGCCGGAACCTCTTCCGCCGGAGCTACCCTCTGCGGTCTCGGAATTTGGTCTGACCCAACTGCTACAGGAAACA